GTTTTTACGGAGATGCTCGAGGAGGCTGGTAAGTTTATCGGCCTTGGGCGTTTCCGTCCACAGAACGGAGGCTTCTACGGGCGCTTTGCCGTTGCCTCTGTGAAGTGGGAATAGATTTCCGTCACACCACGTCACGGCACAGCACGGCACCCCGCACCACCGCACAACACAACACGACACAACATTTAATTTCCCACACCGCGCCACGCGTCACAGCACCACTCACCACCCCACGCCACGCCACGACACAACACGACATCTAATTTCCTCCACAGCACATCACGCCACATCACAACACGCCACCTCACTCCACCCTACTCCACGTCACAGCACTACACAACACAACACCAAATCTCTAAAGAACGATTCCCATGCAAACCATCGAAACTGAACAAACAGACAGGCCGATCTTCAAACCATCGGCAGAAACAGAGCGCATCATCAACCGATTCAAGAAAGCTCTTCCGAGTGACATTATCACTTGGATGGAGATGCACGAAATCACCGCGCTCAAGGACAAGCAGAAGCTCCGCGCTTGTGTGATGACAGCCAGGAAGCATTTGCTGAGCGAGGACCAAGCCTGTTTCGCTGCTGTGCGCGGTGTAGGCATGAAGCGCCTTCCGCCTGACGAGGTGGTCGAGCAGGAGGGCACGACGGCCACGAAGGTTAGGCGCACGGTCAAGGCTTCGCTTCGCCGCCTGTCCACCGTCAATCCCGATGACCTTCCGCAGCAAGGCGCGCAACACCACAGGATGACATCCGCCGCTCTTGGCGCGATTGCGCTGTGCGTGAAGCCGAGTAACCTGGATAAGGTGAAGCAAGTGACCCTTGGCAATGGCCGCATCGACGGCAGCGGGGCGCTGGCTTTGTTCCAAAAATGATTTCCAGCACGTCACATCCTACCACCGCACGGCACAACACAACACGACATCTAATTTTCGTCACGACACTACACTTCATAGCACATCACGCCACAACACACCACGACACCCAATCCCCAAACCCAAACCAAAAACACAATGACAACCGAACTATCCACACCCGAAATCACCGACATCCAAATCCAGCGCGAGAACGCCGCCTTCGAAATGCTGCAACGTCAAGCCAAGATGTTCTCGACATCGACGCTCGTCCCGAAAGAGTTCCAGGCTAACATGGCCAACTGCGCCATCGGAATTAACATCGCCAAACGCCTTGGCGCTGACCCGTTCATGGTGCTGCAAAACATCGACATCATTTACGGACGGCCCAGCTTTCGCGCAACCTTCCTGATCGCAATGGTCAACGCATCTGGTCGCTTCGAGCCGCTCCAATTCCGCATGGAAGGCGACGAAGGCAAGCCGAACCGCTCCTGCATCGCGTGGACGAAAAGCAAGGCTGACGGCACGCCGCTGGAAGGGCCGAAGATCACCCTGGAAATGGCCAAGGCTGAAGGCTGGTCAACGAAGAACGGAAGCAAGTGGCAGACGATGCCAGAGTTGATGCTGCGCTACCGTGCTGCGGCTTTCTTTGCTAGGCTCTACGCGCCCGACATTACGCTCGGGATGATGACCGCAGAGGAGGCTGTGGATGTTGTCCAAGAGCGCGAAGTAACGCCCGCGAAGGTGCCGCTTTTTCCGACGAAGCAAGAACCCGAAGCGCTGACGCTGACCGCCGATGGACCAACAACTTATGAGATCCTTGCGTCGCGTTTGGTCAACGAAGGCCTGACCTGGGAGCAAGTCGCAAAAGAAGCTGCTGTCGGCGGCTTCTTTGTGGATCTGGAAGCGCCGATGGAACAGCAAGCGCCCGACGCGCTGGCTGACATCGTGAGCGCTTGGAATGCGATTGTGAGCGGCATCAAGAAGGGAGGTGCGAAGTGAGCGCGATTAACGACGGCGGGCCAGCTTTTCCCATTCCGATAGCTGGCTGTAATGACGGTGGGGTCTATAACGTGCTTGAGCAATCAGGAGGGCAATACGGCGGAATGTCCCTGCGCGATTGGTTTGCGGGGCAGGCTTCAGAATCAGACATCATGCATTGGCGTAATGCGGTTGGAATTGGATGCACAAGGGAAATGGCTAAATATGCCCACGCGGACGCCATGCTCGCAGCACGGAAAGGAGGCTCCAATGACTGACACAATCTATCATCGAGACGCCGGCACTGGATTCGGACTCGCCATTAAACTTAACCTAAAGGCCGTGCGCGAGCTACTGGATCGCGAGGTCCCGCATTTCGATAGCCTTACAGCAGCAGACAAAAAGCTGCTCCAACGCCGATTCGCGGCTTATTGCAAGCACGGTCGCGCAGACTTCGGGATCGGATCGGTGGCTGGTAAATTCCAGAAGGAGCATCCGCCGAGCATCGACAATTTGCCAAACAAGGCAGCGGTGCAGATGGCGATCGCAAAGGTGAAGGGAGGTGCGAAGTGAATAGCGACCCAAGAAAAGGACTGCCTAGCGCATCTGCGCTTGAGCGGCTGCACAACTGCCCTGGAAGCTGGATTGCGACCAAAGACATGCCTGAAGAGTCCAGCGACGTTGCAGAGTCTGGAACGCGCATCCATCGAGCGCTTGAGACTGGCGACATGACTGGACTCTCGGCGGATGAGGAGCAAACGGCGGAGATGTGCAAGGCTCAGGCTGACAAGGTGCTCTTCGAATGGGCTTGTAAAGACGACGACAGCTTTAGACCGTTGACACACTGCGCCGAACAGCGCCTTGGCCTAACCCGAATCGGCGGAGTGGTCGTAGTCAACGATGACACGAAAGCGGATCTCGTTTTTACGGGCCAAGCTGACCTGATCGTGATCGACGGCAAGCGTGGTCTCGTTCTCGACTACAAAACGGGGCGCGGTGAAGTCGCAGACGCCACCAAAAACCTGCAGCTGCGCGGCTTGGCTGTCATGGCTGCATGGGTCTGGCGCCTGGACTCGGTGCGTGTCGCTATCATCCAACCTTGGGCTGGTCCTGCGAGCGTTGCGGATTATGACAGGCAAGCGATTGACCAGTCTCGCTTTTGGCTGCTTGACGTTCTGGAGCGGGTTAAGCTTGCGACACCTGACCATCTGAATCCCGGCGCTTGGTGCCACTACTGCAAGGCAAAGGCTGTTTGCCCCGCTCTTCGCTCCGTTGCGCTTGAACCCGTGGAAAACATGGCCCTAACTCTGCCAGCCGACGACGCAACCGCACGCGCCGCTCTGTTTGCTCGGGCGATGGAGATGACGCCGCAGAGACTCACGGCGCTGTATCGTGGCCTCAAGCTCGTTGGCTGGTATCAGTCAGCGATCGAAGGCGCGATGCGGAAGCGGGTGGAAGACGGCGAGGTTCCAGGCTTCCGAATGAAACCCGGCCAGATGCGCGAGAAGATCACCGACGTTGGCAAGGTGTGGGCGAATTGTGAAGGTCTCGGTGTTAAAGCCGAGGACTTTACGGGCGCTTGCTCTGTGACCAAGGACGCGCTCAAGACGCTTCTACGAGACGCCACAGGAGCCAAGGGTAAGGCGCTTGATGCGACTATCAAGGACGTGCTCCAAGGAGCGACAGAGAGCAAGGAAACCGCACAACAGATTGAGGAGGTGAAATTATGAGTGACCGACCAACACCAGAAACGGATGCTGAATGGGACCGATTGCAGATGCTGCCTGGGGGCGGCTACAGCTCACAGGTAGCAGGCGTTAAGTTGGCCTTTGGGATGGCTGCTTGGGCATCTACACTCGAACGCCAGCGCGACGAGGCGCGGGAGCTTGCGCGGGAGTTGATGAATGAGCTAGCCTGGAAAGGTAAGCTCGTCGGCCTTTCGTTGAGCCAGCAAAAAGTAATCACCAAAGCCAAGGAGGTGCTGCCATGACCTTTCCAGACATCATCCGAAAAGTTTGCGGCGAGTGCAAGGGCACGGGTCGCCAACGTGAGCGGCAATACCGCTGCGAGGACTGCGACGGCGAAGGCCACGTCAATGTCTGCGGCCACTGCGACGAGTATTTGCAGGATTGCAGATGCCAATGCACAAGCTGCTGCGAAAAGTTCGAAGATTGCCAATGTGAAATGGGGGTCGCCGAATGAAACAACGAGAATATCAACGTCGATACTATGAGCAGCGCAAAGCTAAGGGCTGCGTGGATTGCGGAAGGGCTACAACTAAGAGCGCAAGCCGCTGCTCTTGTTGCGCCAGAACGCACGCAGCACAAGCCAAAGAAAGATACGAAAGGAGCAAAGTAGCATGACACCAATCGAACTATCACTTATCGGGACACTTGTTGGATTCATCATTTTCTGGCTTATTGGAGAGGCGTTTAAATGAACACGCTGACCGTAACCATTCCCTTGCCGCCTATGGCGCTCCGCAACAATGCGCGAGTCCATTGGGCCAAGAAATCATCCGCCGTCAAAACCTACCGCTTCCAGACTCACATGCTGGTGCTGAAGGCTTGCGGCGGAAAATGCCCACGCTGGAAGAAAGCAACGGTGCAAGTCACAGCGTATTTCCCAACCGCTCGACACCTGGACCCGACTAACCTAATTGACGCGCTGAAATCCGCGTTCGATGGGCTACAAGATGCGGGTGTGATTGAGAATGATAAAGACCTTTGGCCGCTGCGTCCGGTGATCGTGACGCGGGATAAGGAGCCGAGAGTTGAGCTAACCATTGCAGAAGAAATCTAACCAAAACCAAATATGCCAAGACCTATCAAAATCAAAATCGACGTGTCGAAGATCGACAAAGCAGCTCTCTACAAAGGAGCCAAGGGAACCTATCTCGACTGCGTGGCGTGGCCCAGCAAGACGACGGGCGACTACAAAGACACGCACTACATCGTCCAGGAGTTGAGCAGGGAGCGACGCGATGCCGGCGACAAAGGCGCGATCATCGGCAACATGACGGTGCCTGATGATGATGAGCCGCGCCAGCAGTCTCGACCTGTGCAGCGCCAGCCGAAGATTGACGAAGTGTTTAACGATAGCGCCGACGAAATTCCGTTCTGATGGCGCTGCGCCCTTGATTCCATAATGGATTGAGGGCGCGCCAAGAAACAACAATTTGAATCCGGTTTTAACTGGGTTATTATCCACTGTCATCATTGAGCCTGATGAAATCGCAACCGATAAACTTTCCCTCCCCTATGCCGCCAGATTCGTCTGGTGGGGCTCACATAGCGGGAGGGTTTTTTGTGCCTTATGACATACGCTGAGAAATTGAGAGATCCACGCTGGCAGAAGAAGCGGTTGGAGATTATGAGCAGGGACCGTTTTACTTGTCGAAAATGCCAGGATGCAACTAAGACGTTAAACGTCCACCATCGTTATTACACCAAGGGATCTATGCCTTGGGAGTATCCAGATGATGCCCTTGTGACGTTTTGTGAGCCTTGCCACCGTATCATTGAGAAGAGGGTCGAATCCATAAACAAGGGGATTCACGCTAATGATTACAGGCAGGAGATGTTCCACAAAATGTTAAATGCAGTTGAATCGGAAGGTCCGTATTCATATCCTGGCTGCGGGTGGTCGGTTGATGCGGTTGGGGACTTTTTAAAGCTTTACGAAGATGCCATCTGCGATGTTGATGAGGAGGCACTAGATATAGGGCTCTATGAATCTTATGAAAAGGTCAGGCTACTCGAGGCGCAAGTTTATGAGGTTTTGAAGGGACTCATGGGATGCATTAACGAGGCTAATAGGATTGTTTATGCAATATGGAGCGCGCACGAGGCTAGCTCAAAGATTGAGGTGCATACAACCATTCCGAGCGTCAACGGTTCTCAAGGCAATGAAGGGTTTTGGACTGAGTTTTTAACAAATGTCAACAAGCGGAGACCGTTGATCCTTCATTGGGTTCAAGCGGCTACGCTTTTGGAGATTGGCGAAGGTGTGGTGAAATTAGGTTTTCCTGATTCTGAAGAGATCGCGATGAGGGCTTTAATGATAGATACAACAAGAGCATTCTTGGAGGAGGCCGCTAAATCAATTCTTGGCCGCGAGGTTACTTTTCAAATGGTGATTGATAGATTGGAGGTGTGCAAGTGAAGCGTTTTACCGAAACCCAAAAATGGGAAGATCCGTGGTTCAGGCGCCTTTCGCCCGAGCTGAAGCTTTTTTGGCAATGGCTGCTAGACAAGTGCGATGGGGCTGGAATCATTGAGCCAGACATTGAGCTAGCATCGTTTCAAATCGGATTCGATTACGGTAATGAAGTCTTGTCGCAGTTTAACGATAGAGTAACGAAATTGGAGTGCGGGAAATACTTTATCCCAAAGTTTATTCACTACCAATACGGCACACTTTCAAGGGACTGCAAAGCTCACAACCCTGTTTTCTCTAGCTTGGAAAAGCATGGTTTGAAAGGGTATCCAAAGGGTATCCATACCCCCCAAGAAAAGGAAAAGGATAAGGATAAGGAATCGGAAGAAGAAACGGAAACGGAAAAGGAGCCCAAAAAACCAAAATCAGAATGGAAGCCCACCGCTGAGCAGATGGTGATTAACGGATGGTTTGCGCGAAGAGATACAACACCTTGGAGCGAAAAAGAACTCAAGGCATACAACGCCATTCCGCACCAGACCATTCTCGATGGCATCAAGGACATGAACGCCTATTACCTCTCCGATCACAAAACACTCAGGCAAGATGTTTGCACTTTGCTGAATAACTGGGTCGGAGAAATGGATAGGGCATTCAAATGGGAAAGCGAGAAATCAAAACCAGCAAAGATTCATTTGAAATGAACTCCGAACACACCCTGCTTTCCATCATCGCCCAAGATCCCGAATGGACGCGCAAACACGCGAGCCAGCTCTCGCCTGTCCTTTTCGCAGAGCAAGCCAACCGGCTGATCTTCGAAGCCATCACCGAATGCGGCGACCAATACGACATTTGCACAATCACCAATACCTTGCGGCGTCGTGGTAAACTCGATGCGGTTGGCGGTCCTGCTGCCGTGGCAGAGCTTTGCACGATCTTCCCGATCATGTCGATGGCTGAACATCACCTGTCAGCCGTCCGAGACGCCACGACACTGCGGCGAGCTTTACAATGCCACCAGACGGCTTCTGAGCGGCTTAACCTTGCGCTGACCGTCGGCACCAATGATGCCGCAGCATTGCTTGCTGAGATCCGCGAAGAACTGGACTCCGCTGGCAAGCTGCCAGGAAAGCGTTTGGAGCGGCTTTCAAGCGCCCAGGCTATGGAGATAGCTCTAGACACCATTGAAGCGCGTGCAGCGCGTCCAGGAGAGATTCCAGGGTTAACCACAGGATTCCCATTGCTCGACTCGCTGACCTATGGCCTTCAGCCTGGGCATTTGTGGGTCATCGCCGGCGGTCCGAGCGATGGCAAAAGCACGGTGATGCAAAACATTCTGGAAGGCGCGGTGATGACTGGAGCGAAGGCCGCGGTGTATCAACTTGAGATGCCCATCGAAGAGCAGGCGTTGCGGTTTCTGGCGTCTGATAGCGGCGTGAACAGCAAGTCACTGCTCACAGGCATGATGACGCACGAAGAAAAGCACGCGCTGGCTGCATCGTTTAAGCGGCTGCAAAAGGTGGGCGTCGATTACGTGAATGTTGATGGTGCGATGGCTGATGACATCATCAACGACATCGAGCAGGGAGACTATCGCGTTGTGATGGTTGATTATTTGCAACTGCTCGACGTGGCCGTCGTCAAGGGCAGCAACCGGGAGCAGGCCGTGTCAGACGTTGCGCGGAAGCTGAAGAATCTAGCCAAGCGAAAGGCAGTCACGATCTTGACTGGATCTCAGCTTAACGATGATGGACAACTTCGGGAGTCTCGCGCTATCGGGCAGCACGCAGACAAGGTGCTTTACGTGAGCAAGATCGAAGTCGAAGGCGTGGTTGATGAATCCAGGCGCTCGCTCGACATCAAGAAAAACCGAGGAGGGCCGAGGGGCGGACGCATCCAGCTAAGGTTTGCCGGGGCGTCATTTAGGTTTAGCGAAATTGGCCCAGATGACGCCGAGCCTGACTGGACCGAGACGATGCCAGCCAAGCGGCGCA